AAGCATCCGATATGTCTTATAAGATTGACACTGCATACTGTTGGTATTTGGACCACAGTATGATAGTGAAGATGTATTTTATCAATCAGGTTCCATTCACCTTTGATGAACTGCCTGATGGACACTTGGAAGACAAAGAATTAGTAGAACTCGCAAATAAAGAAACATCCTTTGAGCCAGAAGACTTATACAGAAGTTCTTTTTATCTTATAGATGAGGAAGTGCATCCTTGTCTATTTCCTGTTGACTTAGAAAACCCTGAAGATATGCCAGATGATGAAGTATATTACTATGACGAGGAGGATTTAATGGGTTAATAAATAAAACATAGAAATATCTTAGAAGTCATAATACAATGCCTCTGAATAAGTTAGACAATTTTCTTAAGAACACTGAGGGAAGAATTCTATATGTAAGCCCATCAGATATTGATGCAACAGATAGTATTCTGAACACTGGCAACTCTCTTGCCAGACCTTTTAAAACACTTCAGAGAGCACTTCTTGAGTCTGCAAGATTCTCTTATGTGAAGGGTAGAGGAAATGATGTTGTAGAAAAGACAACTATCCTCCTGATGCCTGGTGAGCACGAGGTTGATAATAGACCAGGATGGATCATGTTTAATGATTCTGTTTCTGGTTTGAGAGTAAAGCGTCCAGATGCATCCGCTGCACAGGCAGTTCCTGCAGATTTTCAACTTACATTAGATTCAAACTTTGACTTAACACAGTCAGATAACCACCTTTATAGATTCAATAGTGTCAATGGTGGTGTTATTATTCCTAGAGGTGTATCAATTGTTGGTCTTGACTTAAGAAAGACTAAGATTCGTCCTAAGTATGTTCCTAATCCAACAGATCCTAGTATAGATCCTTCTGCGATCTTTAGAATCACTGGTGCTTGTTACTTTTGGCAGTTCTGTATCTTTGATGCGGACGAGTTTGGAACTGTATATACCAGTCCAACAAACTTTGGATTGGGAAATCAAGCAACACCAACATTCTCTCACCATAAACTGACAGTATTTGAATATGCTGATGGTGTTAATGAGGTTCAGTCATATGGATTGACTGATCTTGAAATGTATTATGCAAAACTATCAAATGCATACGGCACTGGTTCTGATAGAGATATTGATGATAAATTCCCAGCATACCCCGATGGATTTGCACCACAAAGACCGGAATATGAAATCGTTGGTGCATTTGCAGATGATCCTATTTTAATTACAAGAATTGAAGCAGGAACTGGTGGTGTCGTAACCAACAGAGTTACTGTAACCACAGAAGTTGCACATGGTCTCAAGGAAGGAACACCTATTCGTATTAGTGGTGTAGGCGATGTTTATTACAATATATCAACAAAAGTATCAGAAGTTGATGAAAATAATCCCAACATCTTCTATTATAATCTTTTAGACACTAATAACGGACGAATCAGTATTAATCAATCAACTCTGATTGATGGTGATGAATACGTAACCGTAGAAACTGATACGGTAACTGGTGCATCACCATACATCTTCAATATCTCCATGCGTTCTGTATGGGGTATGAGTGGAATGCACGCTGATGGAAGCAAGGCAACTGGTTTCCGTTCAATGGTTGTCGCACAATTTACTGGTGTATCTCTACAGAAAGATGACCGTGCATTTGTAAAATATGATCCAGATGATCGTGATTATGGCGACAATATTCCCGTCACTCTGACTACAGGCACTAAGTTATCACAAGGATCATCATTCAGTGGAACTGTATATCACCTAGATTCTGGTGCGATTTATAGAAGTGGATGGGAATCTACTCACATCAAGGCATCTAATGATTCATTCATTCAGATTGTTTCGGTATTCGCAATTGGATACAACAAACACTTTGAATGTTTGAGTGGTGGTGACATGTCAATCACCAACTCTAACTCCAACTTCGGTCAGATTTCACTATCTTCCGATGGATTTAAGAAAGAAGCATTTGATAAAGATAATAATGCATTCATCACTCACATCATTCCTCCGAGAGGAATAGAATTAGTCGAGCAAAGAATTGACTGGTTCACTATTGATAAAGTCAATACTCAGTCTATTGCAAATAATTCTAGACTTTACATCTTTGGATTTGAATCCGAAGATACTGCACCACCAGCTCTCACACAAGGTTACAGAGTCGGTGCTAAAGTAAATGATAAACTGTTCTTGGAAATCGGTGGCACCGAATATTCTGCAGACATCAGAATGTCTGATGGTTCTACAAGTTCTGTAAAAGAATATGGTGTAGGAACTCCAACAACTAATACATTTACCCTTTCTGCTGGAACTCATACACTGACAACTGGTGAGAAAGTAATCATCATTAGTGATGATGGAAATCTTCCAGAAAACTTAAGAACAAACACCGTTTATTATGCAATCGTTCCATCAAATGACACTCTTAAACTTGCTGCATCTTTGAATGATGCTGATAATGATGAACCAATTACTGTAGTTGGTGGAACAAACCTTAGAATCTTAAGTAGAGTATCCGATAAGGATTCGGGAGATATTGGACACCCAGTTCAATGGGACTCTGCTAACAATCAGTGGTATATCAATACTGACACAAATAGTGGCATATACCAAAATCTTGGTTCTGCAGAAAATGAAACAGAACCAACTTTCTTAAGGAGAATTGAAGACTCTAGAAGTCTTGATGAAAAAATTTATAAAGTAAGAATTGTTGTTCCTAAAGAACTTAACAATGCAAAAACACCAGAAGATGGATTCGTTATTCAAGAATCTAGTACAACTGGAGTTAGAGGAACAGACGGAACTGATTTCACATTAACTGGAATTAGTACAGCAGAATATGATTATAACAGAAATCCAAGATTCATTAGCACTTGTTCAAGAACTAGTGATGTTGTTACGGTAGTAACCGAACTTCCACATAACTTAGATGTCAATGATTCTATTATTATTCGTAATGTAACTGACAATTCTATTAATACTGGAATAGGAACCTTCAATAGAGGATACAACGGTACTTTTGGTGTTGCATCCATCATTGATGATATGACGTTCACCTATTCATTAGACGTTGATGGTGATGGTTCATATCAAACTCCTGGAGGTTTTACAAACAATACTGGAATTAGAACAGATACACTTCCAAGATTTGAGAGAAACGATCTTAAATCAAACTTATACCTTTATAGAAGTGAAGTAATTCAAGAATATGTTCAAGGTGAGAGAGATGGTATTTACCATGCATTTGTCTGTAATGCTAGTAATTCAATACCATATGAATTTACAGAATTAAATTATAGTCAAAATGTAGTTGATTTCTACCCTCAACTTGATAGAGATAATGTTAACGACAATCCAGCATCTGCCAAGTCTTATGCAAAAGTTTCTCCTTTGGGTGAAGTTGTAACAAACGACCTCAAAAAGAGTATTACAAGAGAAACCGTTGATAAATTAATCACAAAATTTGGTGTTGGTCTGAGAATCACTTCTATTGGTGATACAACCACAACAACACCAGATATTACATTTGAAAGAAGACACGGATTATGTGGTATTGTAACTGGAACATTAGTTCCTGGAACAGCAAACGACCATACGGCAGGCACATATCATAATATCAAACTTTACAATGAAATTGAACTGACGAATTGGGATGGAGCAACTGCAAGTGTTATTGTTTCTGCTGGTGGAGCAGTTACAGGTTTTGATATAGTTTCCAATGGATCTGGATATACTAGCGGAACTTACTACTTTGATGCCAATGTTATTGGTGGTTCTGCTGATGCTGGAGTTTCGGTAACATTGTCTGGAATTTCTACATCCATAGGTGATGTAGTTCAATTTACTGGTGCTGGAACAACATCGGACATCTACCATCGTATTTCTGCAGTTGGTGATGCAAACCAAATTTCTATTGCCAGAACAACCGGTGATCCTGTAATTACAACAGATCATTATGCATTAGTTGTTGGACCTTCTTTAGAATTTACTTCTACATCTATTACTGGGTTAACAACAGTCACTGCAAGTGGTCATGGATTGGTAAAAGGTAATAGAATTACGATACTTGATAGTAACAATAATAATCAGGGTAATTTTGTTGTTGATAGAAATATCGATGTCAATACATTCACCATTCTTTCTGGATTGAGTACCGCGTCTGGATATGTTCTCAAGCATGGTTTCTCATCAAATGAAGGTTCTTCTAATGTTGATGCAGAAAATCTTGGTTCAAGAGCAGTATCAATTTATGATAATGAAACTCTCACATTGAGCCAATCAATCACCGATCAATCTCAATTTACCGTAGTTGTTCCTAATTCTGGTATAGGAACAATGGCAAGATTCCCTCTGGGATCTTACATTCAAATTGATAGTGAGATCATGAGAGTTGCGGATTCTTCTCTGCTTGGTGCTTTCAATAATGAAATTAAGGTTATTCGTGGTGCTCTTGCTACAAGAATTGCAAATCATGCTTCTGGTTCAATTATTAAGAAAATCAATCCAATATCTGTAGAATTCCGTAGACCATCCATTATTCGTGCATCTGGTCATACATTTGAATATCTTGGATATGGTCCTGGAAACTATTCAACTGGTCTTCCTCAGGTTCAAGTTAAGTCTCTTCCAGAAAATGAAGAATTCTTAGTTCAATCGCAAGAAAGATCTGGTGGTATCGTTGTTTATACTGGTATGAACAACAGAGGTGACTTCTTCATTGGAAACCAGAAGAAATCTTCAGCAACTGGTGAGGAAGTTACAATTGATACCCCAATCCCAACAGTAACTGGTGAGAATCCTGCAAGATTGAGTGGTGTATTTGATGAAATTACCGTCAAAGAAAGAATCGTCGTTGAGGGTGGCGCTTCTAACTTAATTCTGTCTCAGTTTGATGGTCCTGTAACATTCAATGGTGAAGTAAGACATACCAATAAGGTTAAGATTACTGACTCTAGAGACTCTACAAGTCCAACGACAGGAGCACTTGTAGTTTCCGGTGGTGTTGGTATCGCTAAGAACGTGAATATTGGTGGAAGTATGTTCTTCCCTGATGAGAAGGCATTATACTTTGGTAATTCTGATGATTTCTCAATTTCACACATTGCAAATTTCTCTTCTCAAAAAGATTCTTTTAGCAATGATATTACACCATCTTCGGCAACTGTAATCGAAGATGCTGGTCCTGGTCCAATCGTATTCAAATCAAATAATGGAGGTGGAGAAGGAGCATTCCAATTCTTTGATGAAACTTGGAATCCAAAACTAAAATTATACTCGGGTGATAATAAAGGTGTAATACTTTATCATGGTAATACTGGAGAGAAACTAAGAACATTATCTGATGGTGTAGACATTACTGGAACTCTCTATGCTGATAAAATTGACATGGAGGATAATCAACACATTTATCTTGGAACTGGTAATGATCTGGAAATTTATCATAATGGCAATAACTCAGTCATTAATAATGTAGGGGTTGGAACTCTTTACATAGATTCTTTAAGTGATGTTACCATTTCATCCAATTCTATCAATGAGCGTAGAGCTAGATTTGTACCTAATGGTTCTGTAGAACTTTACTATGACGATGATAAGAAATTTGAAACAACCTCAACTGGAGCGACTATTTTCGGAGATCTTAATGTTGATGGAGACTCAACTTTTGGTAATCAATCAACAGATACAACAACAGTCACTGGTATTTTGGCTGTCACTGGTAGAGCAGATATTGATAATGTAAGAATTAATGGTAATACTGTTACTACAACTTCTGGCAATCTTGTTCTTGATGCTGCATCCAATTTAATTGATGTTAATGCTAATGTTGATATTTCTGGAATTACAACATTCACCAATACCACTCAGAACACACTTGGAAATGTAAACACTGGTTCTGTTCAACTTGATGGTGGTGCTGGTATTGCTAAAAACTTGAGTGTTGGTGGTAATCTTGATGTTACTGGCACCATTAATGTTGGTGTTTCTACAGTATCTCAACTCACAGTATCCAATCTTACAAATGACAGTGTTGTTATTGTTGGAACTGGTGGAAAACTTGAAGATGATGCTCAACTCACTTTTAATGGAACCACGTTTACCATTGGTGAAACTACAGCATCTACAAACACCACTACAGGAGCACTTGTAGTTTCTGGTGGCATTGGTGTTGGTGGTGATATTAATGTTAGTGGAGGCATTGACGTTGATGGAACTACGGATTTAGATAACACCAATGTAGTCGGTATTTTGACTGTCACTGGTCAAGCAAATATTGATGAGATAAGAATCAATGGTGATACGATTTCCAATACCGTATCAAATCAACCAGTTATTATTCAAGCAAATGGAACTGGTAAAATTGAATTGAAAGATTCTGTTGTTACAATTAACGATTCTACCGATTCTACAAGCACTTCTACAGGAGCACTTGTAGTTACTGGTGGTATTGGTGTTGGTGGTAGCATTAATGCTGGATCAAACACAATTACTGCTGCAACATTCTCTGGTAATGCAACCAGTGCTGATACTGTTGATACAACAGAAACTACTAGTGGAACTAACTACCTAGTCTTTGCAGATTCATCTTCAAGTAGTTCTGGTGAAACTATGAGAGTAAACTCAAGTTTCTACCTAGAAGCAAGTTCAACCGCATCCAGTAATAATCTATTTGTAAGAGGTGACATCACTGCATTCGCTGGTGCTGCATCTGATGATAGATTAAAGACTAATAGAGAGACCATCCCAAATGCTCTTGAAAAAGTTCTTTCATTGAGTGGATTCACATTCACCTGGAATGAAAAAGCAATTGAACTTGGATTTGTTCCTGAAGTTTCTCAAGTTGGTGTTTCTGCACAACAGGTTCAATCTGTTCTCCCAGAAGCAGTAAAACAACAAGAACTTGATGGTGAAGAAATCTTAACCGTCAAATATGAAAAACTTGTTCCGATTCTTATTGAGGCAATCAAGGAATTGAATGCTAAGGTTGAAGCACTTGAGCAAAAACTATCTGATAAATAACTAAAAAGCATATAAGATGGCAAATTATAGGAAGTCATTTAATTTTAGAACTGGGCTGCAGGTTGATAATGATAACTTCGTCGTAAATGCTAATGGTCTCGTGGGGATTGGAACCTCAATCCCCGAGAACTATCTTTTGAATGTATATGGTGATACTAGAGTTACTGGTGTTGTAACAACCGGATCACTGAATGCTGGTGTGGGAACTGTTACGACATTAACAGCAACTAATTCCAGTCTTGGAGTAGCAACAGTAACTTCTATTCAGATTGCTGGTGGTCCAGTTATTACTAACTTGGTTGGATATGCTTACTCAACGTTTATAGATGATGGTGTTGGAGGAATCAGCACCACATCAAGAATTGGTATCGGAACAACAGCCGATTCTACTGCTAGACTCAAAGTTTTAGGAGATACAAATCTTTCAGGTGATTTGAATGTATCCAATAGCACCATTTCAATGTCTGGTGGTACTGTAACCGCCACAACATTTGTTGGTAATGTAACTGGAACCGCAACAACAGCAAACAATCTTTCCGATGGTGCTAATATCACAACTGGAACGATCAGTGATGCTAGACTTCCAGATTTAATCACATCAAATATCAATATATCCAGTGGTATTTCAACAGTTGATGCTCTTGTAGTAGGATCCGCTGTAACTATTAATTCAACTGGCATTAATGCTGTTTCTGGAATCTTTACTGCCACCACATTTATTGGTAATGTAACTGGAACCGCTACTACAGCAACTAACTTGGCAGATGGTGCTAATATCACAACAGGAACCATCAGTAACGATAGACTTCCTAGCAATATCAACAAACCATCTGGTATTATTACGGCATCAAGTTTTGTTGGTGACGTAACAGGAACTGCTACGACTGCTAATAATCTTTCTGATGGTGCTAATATTACTACAGGAACCATCAGTAACGATAGACTTCCTAGCAATATCAACAAACCATCTGGTATTATTACGGCATCAAGTTTTGTTGGTGACGTAACAGGAACTGCTACGACTGCTAATAATCTTTCTGATGGTGCTAACATCACAACTGGAACGATTAGTGATGCTAGATTACCCGATCTGATTACTTCCAATATTAATGCTTCTAGTGGTATTTCCACATTTGTTGATATTAAAGTAGGTTCTGCAGTAACTGTTGATTCTTCTGGTATTAATACTCCTAGTGGAATTATCACAGCATCAAGTTTTGTTGGCGACGTAACTGGAACTGCTACAACAGCAAACAATCTTTCTGATGGTGCTAATATTACTACGGGAACCATTAGTGATGATAGATTACCTGATCTGATTACATCTAATATCAATATATCCAGCGGTATTTCTACCTTTAATGATGTTAGAGTAGGTTCAGCAGTAACGATTGGTTCTACTGGTATTGTAACCGCCACCACATTTGTTGGTGGTTTGACAGGAACCGCTACGACAGCAACAGCACTATCAGGAACACCAGATATTACTGTTGGTCAAGTAACAGCGTCCAATTTATCTGCAAGTGGTATTGTAACCGCAACCACAGAGTTGAATGTAGGATCTGATGGTGCAGGTCTTACAGCACTAAGCACTGGTAGGTTGGGTATTGGTACAGCAGTTCCCACTTCAGAACTTCTGATTAGAAAATCGTCAGGATCACTTTTGGAAGTTATTTCTGACAGTGGGCAGTCGAGAATCAGCATTGGAAATTCTGTAGGTGTAGGAAACAGTTCTGGTGTTCTGAGATTTGCAAACTCTGCTGGAGTATTGGATCTTGTTAATAATGATGTTGGTGATATTAAGAGCATAATTCATGGTGGAACTGGTGCTGGAAGCACTGGTAACTTTAAGTGGATTTATGGTCAGACAAATGCTGAAAGAATGACTCTGACTTATGATGGAAATCTTGGAATTAATGATACAACACCATCACAAAGATTATCTGTAGGTGGTGGAGTAACAGTTACTGGAAGTGTTCATATTGATAATGATTTAACAATTGATGGAACTCTAAATGCAAACATTTCTTATCCATCATTAATTAGTGGAACTAATCTTAATAATAATGCAGGAGTTACCACACTCGCACAACTTGTAGTAACAGACAGTATAAATTTTGACAGTATTCCATTCATCGGTATTCAAACTTCCGTTGGTATCGGAACAACAGTTGTTGATACTTTTGATTCAATACCTGTTGGATTGACGGTGAATAATACAATTTCCGCAAATCAAATTGTGGTTGATGATTTAATATCAATGCCTACAGGTTTTGTGACCGCCACAACAGTAAGCGCAAACTTTAATAGCACAAATAGCAATAATGCTTCAGTATCAATAAACGTTTTAACTTCACCGAATAGAATTGTATTTACTCTTGTAGGTACAGCTTTAACCGCTACTTTAAACCTAGCTTAAAAGTAAGATCATAGAGGATATAAAAATGGCAGTATCAGTAGAAAAAGCAGGTCCTTATTATTCTTCTGGCGCTATTTCTTTCAGTTCTTTACGTAGCAATTTTCGTGCTCAAGTAAAGAGAACTAGTTCTGGGGGAAGTGAATCTTTTAATTCTGATACTTCTTCTATTAGTGCTTCACAATTAATTAGAAACACTACGACTACTGAAACAAATCCAATTGTACCTGATGCTACAGAAAATGCTAGTATAACATCTTCCCAGTCTAATTGGACAATATCAGATTTTAGAAACTCTATTAAATTTTACTATGTAATTCTACCAAGTTCTGATGAAGTAACAAACTTTGATATTGATGGTCAGAGTTGGAATTCTAATTTAAATAAAACAATCAATAAAGTTGCTTTTATTGATGGAACTTGTGGGTCAACTGATTCTGCACAGGCTGCTCTACAACTTGATGCTGATGTATATAATCTAAATCTTATTATTACTGGAAGTGTTCTTGGAGCTGGTGGTTCTTCTGGTGCTAAAGGAGATAAAAATCAGTCAAATGGTAATCTTGTAGCAGATGCTGGAGATGGGGGAAATGGTGGAAATGCAATTTCCATCAATACCAATAATACTGGAACAGTTAATATAAAAACTTCTGGTAGTTCTGCCCAAGTTTATGGAGGAGGTGGCGGCGGAGGCGGCGGTGGATGGGGTGGTAATGGTGCTGATGGTTCTTATACGACATATTATAGTTATTATGAATCAACTGGTCAAGCAGGTGCTTATACTGATGAAGGTGGAAAAGAATACTATCAAATGTGTCAGTCTGCTTGTCAAAGAGCGCACGGTGCTGAGTGGGCAAATAATTGCTATAAAGAAAAATTTAGTGAGTATGGACAAAACTGTGGAGGAAATCCATCAATATATTCTCAAGCAGTTTGTTACAGCAACACAGCTGCTGGACACGTAGAAGTTAGTTCTTGCAGAAGAACAGTAAGTGGTTCTACAACAACCGCCACAACTGGAGGACACGGTGGAGATGGAACTGCTGGAGGAGTTGGTCAAGGTTATTCACAAACTAAAACCGATGCCAGTGATCCAGCAGACTATGACGAAACTGACGGTCCTACCACTAGATCTCATACTAGTGCTGGCAATGCTGGTAAAGGTGGTAAAGGTGGAGATGGTGGAGATTGGGGAAGTGGTGGAGGTGGAGGCGATGATGGATTAAACGGATACGCAAGTAATGGCATTAACGTTAATGAAAGTCCAGGCGGCGGTGGAGACGGTGGAGAAGGAGGATACGCAGTTTCTGGTTCTGGATATGTTATTGACTCTTCAGGCGTAGATTCTGCTTACAAGGGTTCTAAGTAATATACATAAATTAGTTGATTAAATTATGATGGAAAATGAATATCCATCCTTGCCAGAACAGGGAAAAAATCTTGCCAAATTTACTTTTGAGGTCTTAAAAAAAGCACTTGCAAATGGTGGTGCTTCACTATTAGTCTCAGAAAAAGTGCAGAGAGAAAGACTAGAAATATGTAAGCAGTGTCCTAAGTATGATGAACTGCAACATAGATGTAAAGAATGTGGATGTCCTCTAGGTGCAAAGGTTAAATTTGCACTAGATTCTTGTCCACTAGGTAAATGGTCAGAGTCTGATGTTGATTGGGTTTCTGAAGAATATGAACACATTATACAACATCTTGATGAAGAAACACCAAAAGAGATGACTGAAGAACCTGTATTTCCAGAACCAGACAAGCACGATATTAAAGTCGGTGATAGGTATGAATGGAACTTAAAGACTTGGATGTGGAATGGTTCTGAATGGGTGAAATTGTGAAGAAAGGATTTGCTAAGAACTACACTGTAGTTGATAATTTCTTAGACCAAGAATCATTTACTGCTCTAAGAAATTCAATTGTTGGTAACAGAGAATATCCTTGGTATGTTTGTAGTAGCGTAGCAAATGTTCCTGAAGATATAAAAGGATTCAAACCAGAATATGAAAATAATTTTTGGAGTTGGTATGCTATCCATCTAGTTTATGCTACGGTTCCTCAAAGTTCATCATTCGACTATGTTTTTCAACTATTCAGACCTTTAATGGATATTAAAGCTTTGATAAGAATAAAGGTAAATTATTATCCATATACCAGCGAAATAAAAGAACACGCTAAACATATTGATTATGATTATAGACACAAAGGTGCCGTTTTTTCACTGAATACTTGTGATGGTTTTACAAGAATGAATAACGGAGATAAAGTAGATAGTGTTGCGAATCGAATGGTATTTTTTGACCCATCAGAATATCACAATTCTTCCACAACATCTAATGATAAGGGAAGATACAACATAAACTTTAATTACTTTTAATGTATGACTTGACAGACTCATAAAATCCCTGTAGAATACCTTTGTCCCGGTTGAAGATGAGAATCTAAGATCTTACCGGGACCAGTTAGGGAACTGTCACAGATCCCATCGGTAGAGTCCCCATTGTGCTATAATAGTCCTATACGCGATGAGGACTGTGATGCAACTCCGACCCCACCAGCAAGACGCTCTGGATTCGATGTTGGCATTTGACAAGGGTCAGGTTATCATCCCCACTGGGGGTGGTAAGACTCCCGTTATGTTCCACGATCTGATTGTCAACTGTCAGTATATCGACAATGGTATGACTACCGTTGTTGTTGCTCCCCGTATTCTGCTGGCAGAACAACTTTGCTCTGAGTTCTTGGAGCACATTGATACCACTAACACCCATATTCTTCACGTTCACAGTGGAGAAACGCACCACTTCTCTACTACTAATCCTAGTAAGATCAACCTGTTCGTCAACACTGCACGGACTGCTGGTGAGAATGTAATTATCTTCACCACCTATCATTCTCTGCATCGTCTGCAACAGGCAGATGTTGAGGTCAATACGATTTACTTTGATGAAGCGCACAATTCGGTTCAACGTAACTTCTTCCCTGCTACGGAGCACTTCTCTGCTGTTGCTGACCGCTGCTATTTCTTCACTGCTACTCCTAAGCACTCTATTACTATTTCCAAACCTGGGATGAATGACCCTGAGGTTTATGGTCCTGTTATCTGTAATGTTCCTGCTCCTAAGTTGGTAGAAGAAGGTTATATCCTTCCTCCTAAGGTTGTTGTGAAGCAACTGGATATGGTACAGGACAAGCAGATGATTGCTGACCGTGATTCTCAGAATCTGCTGGATACCATTGATGAGAATAACTTGGATAAGATTCTGATTGCAGCACGTTCTACCAAGCAGATTGTCAAACTGCTGAGTGAGTCTGACTTTCGTCAGCAACTGGCAGAGCGTGGTTATTCTTGCCTCTACATTACTGCCAAGACTGGTGCCATTATTGACGGTCAGAAGGTCAATCGTGAGGTATTCTTTGACACTCTGAACGCCTGGGGTAAGGATTCCTCTAAGAAGTTCGTTGTTCTTCACCACAGCATCCTGTCTGAAGGCATCAACGTCAGCGGATTGGAAGCAGTGCTGTTCATGCGGAACATGGACTACATCGGAATCTCCCAGTCCATCGGGCGTGTCATCCGTCTGGGAGGGTCTCAGAAGACCTTTGGACTGGTCTGTGTGCCTGTCTATGATAAAGTGGGCATCAGCACCGCCAAGAGCGTTCAGGCGGTCGTAGACACCGTTTTCCAGCAGGGTCTGCCTGCTGTGTCCGTGATCCGTCGCTGACCAGTTACGAAACCGTCCACCAGGAGCAGAAACCCTGCTCCTCCCTGCTATAATACTAAGATAATCAAAACAAAACCATGTCTCATCGTTGGGGTGCATACATTACAACCGTTGATAATCGGTTGGAATATGTTGAGTTTGATACTCCTGGTATTAACCGCTCTGCAGCAATTGCACAGGTAAAGTCCATGTACGGTGCCAAGTCTGTAAGTAATTGCAATCCAGTTAGTATTAGTTCTAGTTCTAACTCCAACTCCAATTCCTCCAGCAGTTCTTCTGGTTCTGGTGAAGGAATGCTTGGTCTTGCTCTCATTATCGGAGCAATCTGGGCACTGATGACTTTTCTTCCCTGGGTTTTGATGGGACTTGGTGGTTGGTTTGGTGCCTGGGCAGGTAATAAGACTGGTAAAGTAAGTCTGGCAATCATTCTCTCTCTTCTTGCTGGTGGATTTGGTTACTATCAGGGTGATAAATTGCAGCAAGAATGGAATTCTGAGAGTGCAGTGGAGCAAGTACAACAATGAAGTGTAAAGTCCAACTCTATGTTGCTGGTAAGGTTTTTGATGAAATAGTAGAGGCACGTGATTACCAAGAAGCACGTCAGGTAGCACTTGCTCGCAATCCTAATGCTAAAATTGTTGGTGTTACTGCTGTGTTCGGATGAGTGAAAAGTTTCAGAAACCCTTTATTGACCGTCCTGGTGTCTTAGATGATACTGCTGGAGATCCGCAAGGTTATGTAACAAATGATGGCATGTGGGCTGCAGTCCCTATAATAGGTTGCAAAGCATTTGCCATCATTAACAATGGTTCTGTTGTCCATGAGGCACGGAACTATACATCAGCAAAGAACTACATTCTTAAGGAAATGAAAAAGTCCAAAAAGAAGTAGTGTAAATAATACAAACAGGAAATAATCCATGAACGAAAAACACGAAAAGCGTAGAGATGCACTGGGTTTGTTTTATGAGAGCGTCTTAAAACCAGACCCCGAACTGCGGAACTGTGCTCACAACCAAAAGTGTTTTAATGAGTTGATGGAATGGAGAGACGAAATCATCCGTTATTTGGATGAAAGGAGAAACCAGGAGTTCCACTGATGGACTCCCATTATATAATACTTTCACTGTTTGCAGTGGCAGCGTACTTCATCGTAACTGATGATAGCGTTGCCGCTGCATTTTTTTATGTCACAAGGTTAGCAAAAGCATACATTCAGAGACAATTGTGGTGGTTTACACATAATCCCAAAAACCCGATCGTCAAATATCTCATATATCGTCGTTCTATGAAACTCGCACAAGAGTTACAGAAGTATTTTGATGAAAAGGATAAATAATAGTGCTTATTCCTTGTAACAATGATTAACTTCTCCACCTTCACAGAAAATGCTGAGAGAGCACAGCAACTCCGTGATAAACAGAGAGACGCCGTTGATAAGTTTAAGGCATCTTTACAAAAAGGAAAAGAAGAACACGAAAGAAGATATGCGGTAGATGCTCAAAATAATCGTAGGAAGAGAGTAAGAGCAAAGCTAGATGCTGCTGGTGTAAGTGATGATGAAGGGGACTTTGATGATATTGACTAAATATTAATGCTTTTATGTGTGGTAACTAAAAGCAAAAAGGGGGCGTTGCCCCCTTTTTTACTGCGTATCTGTTATAAATAATAATACCACACATAAAAAGCAGATGGAAGAACAATGGTTGATAGACCTTCGCAACTTTGTATGCGATGATCCAGACTCTAGTGAAATAATAGAGGACCGCAATCCTTTCTCTGGTAAAATACACACAGAAGAAACTAGAAGGAGGATGAGTATCTCTGCGAAGAATAGACCTCCTATGAGTGAAGAAACTAGGAGAAAAAATGCTAAGTTTGGGGAGTCAAATGGTTTTTATGGAAAAACCCACAGTGAAGAAACTAAAAAGAAAATAAGTGCCGCAAATAAAGGCAATAAAAATGCTTTGGGATATAAGATGACCGAAGAGCAAATAGAAAAAATAAGGCAGAAAAAACTTGGCAGGAAAGTGAGTGATTTGGAAAAGAAAAAGCATAGTCTTGCTATTAAGGGTAGAAAGTGGTATAATAATGGAAAAATAAGTAAAATGTTATATCAGTGCCCTCCTGGTTGGATTGAGGGCAGAAACCTAAATACCAAAGAGGAGACCAAGGACTGATATGTTATCTACACAATATCGCCTTCGACTGGAAGCAATCTGTGAGAAGATTGTGGCACAGGAATCCGTAGGTTTGGAGGATATGATCTGGGCAGAGAAACTTGCAAAGGCAAATACTTCTGCCAGAGAGATACTTAAGAAAGCAAGAGGTCGTGCTGCTAACCCTGATATGGTTGAGGGTAGTATGGACGATTTTATGAATAAGATGGGATTGGGTGACCCTGACCCATCAAATCATCGCACAAACTTTGGTAGTGCTGATGAGATTGTAGATTGGTTCAATGAGGACCGCCCTGATGACTGGAGGCAACGTGACTGAAACAGCAGTAATTTATTCTAACGGAAGCCAAGAATGTGAGCGTATTGGTATGCTACTCAAAGCACTGGGTGGTGAGTTTCATGAGTATATTCTTGGTAAAGACTTTGATCAGAAAGCATTTCGTGCAGAGTTTGGACCAGAAGCAACCTACCCACAAGTTGCCTATGGATCAAAACACATCGGTAGTATGAAGGAGACACTACACTTTTTGTGTAACGAAGGAATTATCTGATGAAGTACGAAGAGTTTATTCACAAGGGCACTGATTTCTATATGGACATGGTGCGTCTTGTTGATATTAAACTCAAGTATCGTATGGATTTCACTGATGAAGAGAAGGAAGTGAAAGATCATATCATGGAGTTTCAGAAGCAAATTAAGATAAATGAGTTAAGAGATCGTTTTGAGAAGTGTTGGGAGGTTGATGAATGAAACCTTTAATCCTTGTTGCTTGCTTTTTACC